TCAGCGATCTCGGAGTATGTCATGTGGTAATCAGGATTGGTCGCTGCTGTCACGCTTTCCACCGGATGCAACTTGGCAGGTCACACTCTTGAGGCTGGATAGTAGTCATGGGAATCCACCAGCTCTCGCCTTCTGCCTGGACTAACACCTCGACGTGCGCGACGTTGTCATCCTGTTCTATGCGGGAACCGAAGACGACAGACTCATCAGCCACATCGCCTCCGATCATGAATTGAACTACCTTGCCAATTGTTTTTGGTCTCATGCGTAGGCTCTCTCTTCCAGGTCCATGAGGTCACCCAACATGGTGTCATAAATCTGCTTGAGTTGAATGTAAGATTGACCTTGGATATCGGTCAAAGCGTAGTCTCGATCAGCTCGATTAATCTCAGCAAGAGCCTCGTCAATTCTGTCGAGGATGTCGTTGTACTGCACGATACGGTCGTCTAAGCTCATTTTTATATCTCCTTTAAAACCCAAAAGCTTCGGGCAAACCATTTGCTAGGAAAAAAATTAGACTGAAGCAACGCATCTTGCGCGTTCCAATAGTTAACCATCACTGGCTGATCTTGCTCGTAAGTGATTGCATCGGTTGCGCTTGCTATCTGAAACGCAAGCTGTGCTTTTAGGAAAGAGCAAACCAACTTCATTTGATCTTGAGGGATGGGTAAGCACTGACCTTCTGCCTCTCCATCTACGCATTTGAGAATGTAACCTGTGTCCATGTCTATCTCCCTTGGTTAGTGGCTGTGTCCCCAGCCGATGACTAATACTTACATACCTAAATCTATAGTTCAACACTTTTCGTGATGTTTATTTAAAATAGTTTATAAATCACTGATCGTGTTATACTAGGACACGTCATAGCTACTGGGATTAACCCAATGTGTGAGACGGTAAAACGCGCCATGTTTTGCGCACGTAACAAAGAGCAGCACATCGAGAACCTAGAGGTCGTATGTACCCTGGTTGGTCGGTTGAAGGGTATTAGCCAAAGTCAGTACCTGGATCTATGTGCAAGAGATAAGCTCGAGAACGCGCGCGCATTACACATGGCAAGACATTATCCAGCATAGGGGGAGATATGGCTGATTCTTTCTGGAGCGTGATTCCATTCCTAATCGCGCTAGTCCTTTATGTCTCATACATTTTATGAAGCTATCGTATGAGCAGGTCAAAGAAGCGCGCGACTTATACTACGATGGTGTACTACTAGACAACCTAGGTACTATCTTCGATGTCAGTCCATATATAATCGCCAAGTACATTAGAGCAATTGATCGATACGGGAAATCATTTTGGTCCCCCTATCCAACTGAGGTAGAAGATGCCAGACCATAGGCATAAGCTAGACAAGCAAACCAGGGATCGACACTTCCCTGAATACAATGGCGGTAAAGGCAGCAAGCCGCGCAACTCAACTGCTCAATCCAGACAAGCGTATAGTGATGGATGGGATAGGATATTCGGTAAAAAGAAATGAGTAATAACAGTGCAGCCCAACGTAACAGAAAGCTAAGGCAAGATGCTCTCAGGGAGCAGTTAGCCCAGCAGTGTCACGAACAGCATGTTATTGAAATCATTAATGAACTTAGTGATTCTGATTTGGAGTTTGACTCTCTGATGATTCGGCGCAAAGAAGTTGCACTCAATGCACACCTAAAGCTGATGGCCAAGTACATCCCAGACCTCAAATCTCAAGAGCTAACCGGCCCAGACGGTGGTGACCTGGTCATTGCCGTACAGCGTAAGCGATTCGATGGCGAAGATTGAGTATGTAACCAAGCCACCCGGTAAAGTTCTCGAAGAGTTTGCGGACTGTCGGGAGCGTAATTCCTTCATTATGGGGCCGCTAGGCTCCGGCAAGACAGTTCAAGTAATCCTTAAACTTCTAGAGCTGATGTGCGAGCAAGCGCCGGTAAAGCGGGAGACGCATCCCAACTACGGTGTAAGGCTCAGTCGGATCATTGCCGCACGTAATACCTACAGCGAATTATTCTCGACCACCATCAAAGACTGGCTCGAAGTTCATGGCGAGCTGGGTGAGTTCAAGCAAGGCAACAAGGAGCCGCCCACGCATAGGATACAGTTCAAGTTAGAGGATGGTACGACTGTGCGCAGCGAGGTCATCTTCATAGCCTTTGATCGCCCTGATCACGTCAAGAAGGCTAGGGGTATCCAGACTACATGGGTGTGGCTAAACGAGGCCAAAGAGCATTCTAAGAGCGTTGTGGACATGCTCGACCTGCGTTGTGGTCGTTACCCTTCGATGAAGGAAGGGATCAAGCCAACTCACTATGGAATGATTGGAGACTCCAATGCTCCAGACGAAGATCACTGGTATTACCGACTGGCTGAAGAAGATCGTCCAGAAGGTTGGAAGTTTCATCGACAGCCTGGCGGTGTCTATCGGGAGGGAGATGGTTGGTATCTCAACGAGAAAGCCGAGAACCTCCACAACTTACCGGAGGATTACTACCGGAGAGGACTACAAGGCAAAAGCGACGATTGGGTCAAAGTCAACTTGGCTAACGAATATGGCTTTGTCTCCAGTGGTAAGCCGGTGCATCCTCTTTACACTGATTCTATACACTGCCTTGGGGACGCTTATACTCCTAGTACTGATGCCCCTGTTGTACTTGGTTTCGATTTCGGTCGCACTCCCGCTTGCGCTTTCATACAGCGTGACACGTTGGGTCGTTGGATTTGTTTCGATGAATTCTGCATGACTGACTCGGGGGCGGTGGACTTTGCGCCTAGCCTCAAGCGATACATTGATGCGAACTATCCGCAATGCAGGTTTCGGGGCTGGGGTGATCCATCGGGCGATAACAAGAACCAAGCGAATGCCGATACACCATTCAAGATCATGCGAGCTGCCGGGATACCTTGCACTCCAACATTGTCGAACGATCCTTCACTACGACGTGCCGCGCTAGAGATGCCCATGAAAGAGCTGTGCATGGATGGCAAGCCTAGATTCCTAATCAGCCCGAAGGCGAAGATGATCCGCAAAGGGTTGCAAGGCGGCTTCTGTTACCGACGGATACAGGTATCAGGCGAGAAGTACACAGATGAGCCAGACAAGAATGAATACAGTCACCCGGTCGAGGCATTGGAGTACGCATTGCAGGGAGAAGGTGAAGGCAGACAGGCACTAACCAACCTGCATACACAAAGCAGGCAAGTGCGCCGGGCAGAGATGAAGATCAATGTCTTCTGATATCGCATACGTGGCGTTTTCAATTGATGAGGGCCACTGGTGGTCGTGGATGCTACACCCTAAGATAAGGCATTGTTACGTCGTGATTCCAAATGATGGCGAGTGGCTTGCACTGGGCAAGTCAACGGAAGGCATAGAGCTGATGATCGTCGAGAATATTAAGGATGTAGTCCAGAACGACATTCTGATAAAATCCAAAGTTACTAGGCCCAAGCGTGGGCTATTTATGTTGAACACTTGTGTTGGATATACAAAGCAGGTGTTGGGAATTAATAAGCCGTTCATATGGACACCTTATCAACTGTATCGGTATTTGGAGAAACAAAGTGTCGGGTAAGCTCAGGCAAAGCGTAAGAGGTATCGGCAAATCACACCGGAAAGTGTTTAGGAAGATCGACCGAGTGCGTAGAGGTAAAAGTCTTCTTGGCGAGCTGGGTGTGCGGGATGGTAAGAAGCGCAAGCCCGAGGATGTCATTGGATACGACGGCGAGAACTTCACACGTAACGGGAAGAAGACAACCCGTGATTCACTGAGGATGGGATGATATGAAATCACCAAAGGCACCTAAGCCCACAGCACAGCAAATCGCTGTAGAGCGTCGTCAAACTATTGCACTCGATAAAGAGATTGAAGAGCAGGAAGAGCGATTCCGTGCAGCAGCTCGCGGCAAACTAGGAACCAGGTCACTGTTAGGCGGCGTACCTCGCAACCGTGCAGAGGCCGCAGGAGGCGCAGGACGAGGCGCACCAGCCCGCACTATGTTGGGCATGGGCGGAATTGGCGGAGCAGCTACACGACGCATTGGCCGCTCTCCACGCACTGGGCCATATAACGGCACCCCATCACAACTTGTATAGGTGATCCTATGAGCTTGCCCCCGCATCTTGGCTCGATCCAAGACCTAAAGGAACGAGAAGCCAAAGCGTTCAGCAATCAGTCAATGTGGCACGACCAATTGCAGGATGTTTATGAGTATTTCTTGCCTCAGCGTAATCTGTTCAACACAGAGGACCGGGGCCAGAAGAAGATGGACAAGATCTTCGACTCGACGGCTCTCACATCCATCCAACAGGGTGCGAGCAAGCTACAAGAAAACATCGCTCCGATCTGGTCACGCTGGGCCAGCTTCCAGCCAACAGAAGAGATCATCCGTTTAGTTGAGTCAGGCCAGTTCGACGTGTCCGAAGAGGACATCCGAGGCAACCTAGATCAGCAATGCGAGTTGGTATTCGACTACATCAACCGATCCAACTTCCACACGCAGTTCTATGAGGCCGCACTTGATCTATTGGTAGGCACTGCCACCATGAAGATCGAGGAAACAGACGACGAGACCAACCCGATCTGCTTCAGCACCATCCCGCAGAAGGGCATCGCGTTTGAGGAGGGCCCATACGGCACTGTTGAGACGCACTGGCGCAAGTTTGAGGTAAAGGTCCGGTTGCTAGAGCGTATGTGGCAGGGCTTCAAGCCTTCTCAGAAGATCCAGAACATGATTGAGAACAGCCCAAACAGCGAGGTTATGGTCAGCGAAGGCGTTGTCTTTGATCCTAAGACCAAGCGTTATTATGGTTGTCTGTGGGTTGCGGATGAAGAGAGATTCTCATGGACCGAAGACTTCGGAGAGTCTAGCCCTTGGGTGACTGGTCGCTATACGAAGGTGGCCGGTGAGGTTCGTGGTCGTGGTCCAGCAATGCAAGCACTGCCCGATGTGCGCTCTCTGAACAAAGCCAAAGAGTTTGTATTGCAGAAGGCCGCAATCGACCTTGCAGGCATGTACACAGCTACTGACGACGGTGTGACAAACCCGTACAATATGGTCATTGCTCCCGGCGTTGTAATTCCTGTCGGGTCAAACAACAGCAACAACCCTTCTATTCAACGTCTCGACACAGGATCGAACCTTGCACTGGCGCAATTTGAAATTGTTGAGCTTCAAACAGCTATTAAGCTGGCGTTGTTCAACGATCTGCGTGATCCTGCTGGTCCTATTCGTAGCGCCACTGAGGTTGCTATTGAATCCCGAGAGCTTGCAAAGCGGATTGGGTCGGCATTTGGGCGACTTCAGACCGAGGTACTCATACCAGTACTCAAGCGTGTCGTTGCCATACTAACTCGACGCGGCTTGATCGTTCCTATCGAGCTAGATGGGCGTGATGTCAAAGTTAAGTTTACTTCTCCACTAGCACGAGCACAGGATGCAGAGGATCTGTTATCTGTTCAGCAGGCCGTACAGTTTGTACTAAGCACTTCTGGACCAGAGCAAGTGCAAATGGCCTATAAGACCGAGGACTTCGGTACATGGGCAGCAGAGAAGACGGGAATGCCCTCTGATTTAGTGCGATCTGAGATGGAAAAACAACAGATCATCCAGGCGGGCGCGCAAGCACAGATGATGCAAGAACAACCACAACCGATGGAAGCTGAATGACTTGGGAAAATATTGACGGCATAAGCCCAGAAACCAAAAAACAAAAAGCCAAAGCACAAGAGCAGATAATCCAACTCAACAAAGCCTATGCCCGTTGCTTCAACACTGAAGACGGGCAGAAGGTATTGGAGGATCTTACTCGGCGTTTCTTATTCGATAATTCAACATCTCTATCCAGCCAGAATGTGGCCTATGAATCGGCGTATCACAATGGCGAGGCGGGTGTTATACGCATGATTATCCACTACATCCAACAAGCAGAGCGACAGTAAGCACGATTTTTAACTCAATGGAGAAGACCATGGAAGAACAGGCCGTAGAAAGCAACGATACCCTGACATCATTAGTAGATGCCGCAGAACCCACGTTAAGTGAAGGCGAATACTTTCTGAGTGAAGGAGTCAAAGGCGTTGGTGACCAGCCAGATTGGTACAAAGCCGACAAATACAAGTCAGTCTCAGAGCAAGCCAAAGCATACACCGAGCTAGAAAAGAAATTTGGTGGGTTTACTGGCGCGCCGAAAGACGGGTATCAGCCTTATGATGGCGTCGAAACGGATGACGCCTTGTGGGGCGAGTTAGTTCAGTTTGGCAATGAAACTAACATGAGCCAGGATGCAATGCATAAAGCCTGGGAGCTGTTGACGGCACAAGAACAAGCTGTCGAAGAAATAAGCTTTGAGAACGAGATGGCAAAGCTAGGCGATAATGCAGAAGGCCGAGTCAGAGTTGTTCAGCAGTTTATGAGGAATAACCTTGACTCCGATGTGTTTAATGAAGCACGAGACTTGATGACTACGGCTGACACAATCACGTTAGCAGAAATTTTTATCAAAGCGACTGCGCCAGCTAAGTTACCGATTGATGGCTATGTTGAGCCGGGTGGCATTACGTGGCAGGACATTGAAGCTGAGATGTACAAGAAACATGAAAGCGGTCAAATGCTTCGCTCAGTCGATCCTAATCACGAGCGTAAAGTGAAGCGCATGATGGAAGAATATGGCGGTGATAGGCCATACGAACGTATTATTGGCTAACACACAACTTGTGGTATCATAGTGAGATCGGATACCCCTTTCACAAGGCCCGGTAGTTTTAGGTTGAACGACTGACCGACTGCCGGGTACTCAGTCCAAAACCTCTAAATCATTTTATCAATTTGACATAGAGGAGACTGAATCATGTCAATTAATCTCTCCGCAGTAGCGGTAACTGAATTTGACAGCATGGTGAAGCACGCTTATGCGAACGCTGGCTTGCTCAAAAACGCTGTCACACTCCGAAACAACGTAGTAGGTGACACCTACAAGTTCCGTCGTATGGGCAAAGGCCTTGCTAATCAAAAGACTAGCTCGGCTGATGTTGATCCAATGGACGTAGGACACGCGTTCAAGACTGCGACTCTCGCAAACTGGAACGCTCCTGAGTACACCGACATCTTCGACGCACAAGACGTAAACTTTGACGAGAAGCAAGAGCTGGCAACTACAATTGCTGGTGCCTTGGGTCGTCGTTGTGATCAGCTTGTCATCGACGCGATGGACGCATGTACTCCCCTGACAACTGCTGTTGCAGCAGGTGGCACTAACTTAACTATCGCTAAGGTAAACTCAGCGCAAGTTGAGCTTCGTGATCAGGGCGTACCTAACACTGAGCTGTTCGCTGTTATTGAAGCTGGCGGTCTTGGCGGTCTTTTGAGCGACGAGAAAGCAACTTCAGGCGACTATCAGGCAGTCAAGGCTCTTGTATCTGGTGAGATCAACACTCTTGTTGGCTTCCAGTTCATCATCCTTGAGACTCGTGCGGAAGGCGGCCTTACTGAGGCTTCTAACGTCGTTGATTCTTGGTTCTTCCAGCGTCCTTCTGTTGGCCTTGCCATCGGTATCGACATGAAGACTGAGATCAACTATGTACCACAGAAAACTTCTTGGCTTACTAACGGTATGCTCAAGGCTGGTTCTGTTGTACGTGACGAAGGTGGCTTGGTTAAAGTCCAGTACGACAAGACTGCATAAGTCTTATCCGGCCCCTTCGGGGGCCATTCTATTTCCGGGTGGGTTATGGCGAGCAAAATCGACTTAATTAGCAACGCGCTTATTCTGATCGGGGATACTCCGATTAATTCACTTACTGGTGGATCACGGCGAGAGACGGTTGCTAACAACTTGTATGACGGCATTGTGCAAAACGAGCTGTCAAAGTACCGATGGGGCTTTTCACGCAAGTTAATAGAGCTTTCAAAGCTGGCTGACCCGCCTGTAGATACAAATCAGTGGGCAAGCATGTACCAGCTTCCAACCGATTTGATCTTCCTTATCACTGTTTCTCCTGACAACCACTACAAAGTGTATGGCGATAAGCTGTACAGCAACTCCAGTGGCGCTCTGTATGCTGATTACACGCACAACGCACCAGAAGATGAGTGGCCTCCATACTTTGCAAAGATGATCGAATACGCATTGGCTATGGACTTCGCTGCAAGCATTAGAGACAGCTCTACAGCTAGGCAAGAGATGGCCGCAGCGTACGTAAATGCGTCCCGTATGGCGCGTTACACGGACTCTCAGCAGCATCCTCAGCAGCCTATTAAGAGCAACCCATTTGCTAATGTGAGGTACTAATGGCCAAGACTCGATTCATTCAATCGAGCTTCGTTAGCGGAGAGCTATCCCCGCTTCTGAAAGGCCGTATTGATATCAACCAGTATTATCAGGCGGTAGAGACTGCCGATAATGTTGTGATCGTCCCTCAAGGTGGAATGCGTCGGCGTCCGGGCACTTCGTTTGTAGGTCAAGGCGTAGATACACTGGTGGTTGATTCATGGACCGGGACCATGCCGAATGGCGGCACTGTTGCAAGTCTCAATGACAACAACCGAAGCACTAGCACACAGACGACAACCCCGCCCGGCACTACAACCGACTGGGTGTTTGTTGATTGCGATGTAAGCCTAGCATTCGGCAATATTGTATTTATTGAAGTGACCGACATGTTTACGACTGCCGGTTCCACTAGCGACATGATGTTTCAGTATTCGACCGATGGCGGTACAACGTGGGTGGACCAGCAAGCCATTCCACTGATCGGCACGAATCCTCAAAACTTCCGATTCCCTGTTGATCCTGCATCGGCGATTACCGATTGGCGCATCATTCGTGATGGCAGTGACAGCTTTGCGGGTAATATCGGCGCGTCCGGTGTTAACTATTACTACAGCGGCGGCAACCGAGACAGCAGAACCAAGCTAGAGAGCTTTGAAGTTGAAGCTGACCGCAACTATTTGGTTGAGTTTACGCCCGGGAACATCCGCATTTATCGCACTGACGCGGTAACTGGCGACCCTGTTCAGCGAGTCATCGACATAACGCCAATTTGGGAAGGCTACCCCGGCGGCATATTTGGCGGTGTTAACGTTAATAGCATCCGAACAGCGACGGTTGAGAACGTCATGCTGATCGTGGGCAACTTCCAGCCCCTCCGATTGGTTAACTTGGGTACGGATACAGATTGGTCGCTTGATGAGATCCCATTCTCTAACGTCCCTCAGTTTGATTACGACGACGCACAAAGCCCAACGCCTACCAGCGAGATACAGGTGATGACTTTAGGGCATACCGGGTCGGGGCAATGGAAGCGTGGCGACCGATTTGAAGTAGATATTGAAGGCGTTCTTTCCAAGTCTATTAGTTATGCGGGTGACTCGACTTCCGATGAGCAAGCCGCAACTGTCTTCAACATCCAGAAGAACCTGCAAGACATGCCGGTCTTTGGTGAGACGGGTGTAGCCGTAGAAAGAACCGGAATCCGAGAGTACACGATCACGATATCCGGCGAATCAGCCAAGGATTTCGAGCTATTCTCTGCGTATGTAACTGAAGGCTCTGCCGACCACGAGATCGAGTTTACCGAGACGCAATCAGGCTCCCCACGTAAAGAGGATGTTTGGTCGTCTACCCGTGGATGGCCCAAGACTATTTGCTTTTATGAAGGCCGATTGGTTATTGGCGGCACGTCATCCAAGCCACAGTCAATCTTTATGTCCAAGACGGGGTTATTCTTCGACTTTGACATTGATGACGGCGATGACGATGAGGCGATTTTTGCAACCATATCTTCTCGCACACTGAATGATATTATTGACGTTTATCCTGGCAGGAACTTGCAGGTTTTTACCTCTGGTGCAGAGTTTGCTGTAACGAGTAAGCCGGTAACCCCTAGCAATATCCAGATCACGCCACAAACGTCACATGGGGCAAGCAATGTCGAAGTGAAAGACGTAGATGGCTCGACCATATTCATTGATCGCTTCGGTAAAGCGCTGCTGACGTTCCTGTACTCGTTCAATGAGGACGCATACACGAGTGATGATCGCTCTGTTCTTGCTAGCCACCTGATTAAACAGCCCCGTGACATGGCTTTATTGGCGGGCACTGCTAGTGACGACGCCAACTGGCTGTTTGTTGTTAACGATGATGGCACTGCAACCATCTTGAACACGCTAAGAAGTCAGGATATCAACGGCTTCACTAGCTGGACGATGGATGATGCGGAAGTAACAAACGTCACGACCGTAGCCGATAAGCTATTCATGGTTGTAGGTCGTAACCTTGGTCCAAGTGCTGGCGATATTTCCATTGAGCAATGGGATTTCACCCGATTACTGGATAGCAGTGTTCGTAAAACTGCGACAAGCGGGACTATTGACGGGTTAGAACACCTCGAAGGCGAGACTGTCTCAATTGTCACCCGTGGCGATGATAGCGGCGAAAACGACGGGTTCGTATTAGCCGACCAAACGGTATCAGGTGGCGAGATAAATCTGCCCGCACCGTACAACACGGGTTATCCAACACTTGAATATGAGGTTGGGCGTCGATTTATACCCGTTATTAAGCCCATGCCACTGAATACAAACATCGGATCAGGCCAGAACCAGATGCGATTGAAGAAAATCGTACGGATGAACGTACGTGTCTACGAGTCTTCTGGCATCTACATTGACAACCTGCCTGTTCCTATCCGAGCTTTTGGCGCGTCGGGCGACACATCGCCACTCACAAGCAATTCTATTGTTCCCATTAGTGGCATAATAGACGATGTTTACGATATTAACGGATGGGGTAGAGATATTGTGCCGACGATTACGTGCCCAGATCCTACTCCCATGCACATACAGATGATTGAATACGAGATCGAGGGTAACTAATGAACCTTGCCCTACAGGATGGAATTGTCAAAGCGCAGGACTTGATGCTTCAAATGCCTCAAGCCGAGACAATTGTGACGGATCACTTTGCTGACGGTCTGTATGCGCGAGAGTTATTCATTCCTGCGGGCGTATGCTTGGTTGGCGCACTGCACAAGACCAACCACATATTTACAGTCTCACAAGGCGAGTGCTACGCAGTGACGCATGAGGGCAAGGAACGCATCGTTGCGCCGTACACAGGACAAACTAGGCCCGGCATGAAGCGAGTTATCTACGCAGTAACAGATACGGTATGGACGACTTACCATCCAACCGATGAAATCAATCCAGAGAAGATTGCCGAGCAGATATTGGAGACTGAACAATGAGTTGGGTTATTACGGCAATTGCTGTGTCAACGGGTGCAAGTATTTATGGCCAGACGATGACAGCAAAAGCGCAACAAGCGCAGATACAAGACCAAATGAAACAGGAAGAGTTGGCCGCAAAGTCTGAGGAGCTTGCACGTCGTGAGCAGTTAAACGAGGCACTGGCAGCAAACAATGTGAGCATGGCTCAATCTGGCGTAGATGCTACAAGCTTCGCTTCTTTAAGCCTAGCGAGTGCACGGAAGGCATCCCTTGCTGAAGGGCAAGAGGATTTGTCGTTTAAGTTGCGAGAAGCTGCGCTCCAACGAAAGTCTAAGAACGTCGGTGCTATTAGAGATGCGCAGATAGCGAGCACATTATTGCAAGCTCCAATTAAGTATATGTCGCTTAAAGGTGAAGGTGAATGACTCAGAAGCGCATCAACTATTACGGCAGGATTAGACCTGCGAATATCGACGATCTGTCTGTACAGCGCGTACAGGCTGTTGCGGGTGTAATACAAGACGTTGCTGATATAGGCGTTGCATTAGTTACTCAGCAGCAGAAAAAGAAAGCAGCAGAATCTGCTGAGGTCGCTGCGGCTGAGGCACTCGAAACAGGCATTGCTCCAGAGCAGCAGGACCGTGCGTTTAGCGCTATCAATGTATACGACCAGACTTATAACGATACGCTGAAGAAGGCGTACTTGGCCGGTGCTGAGACGCAGGTAAGAGAGAAGATCAACACATTAGCAGTTGAGTTTCCTGACGATTATCAAACCTTCAATACCAAAGTCACTGGATTGCGTAATGGTGTGCTTGAAGGATTGCCCGAAGAGTATCGACCAGCAATGCAAATCACAATGGATTCGCTTATTGGCGCACAGCGGTCTCGGGTATTGGCAGCACAAAAGACGCGGCATTTACAGGAAGCAGACGAACAGCTTGTCTTATCGTCAAATGACGCGGTAAATAATGCGCTAAGTGCAATTGAAGACGGACAGGTACTCCAGGCGATACAATCTATTGAAAATGCAAATCAAATCATCGACGACCGCGTCTCAGCAAGGGCAATTACTCCCGCTCAAGGCGAACAAAACAAAAGAGAAAATACTTTTAAATTGCGAGTTGGAACAGCTCGAGCAACTTTAAGTAATCTTTTAAATTCTGATGAGCCTAATGCGTTTACAAATGGCATTGCTTACGTTGGCTCTCTTGCCACATCGCCTGAGTTTGCGGATCTTACTCCAGTTGAGCGAGATGCCTTGGTACAAACAGCCAGGTCGGATTTAAGCGCGGCACTGACAAACAACAACCAGATGCAAGCCCAGTTAGATTACAACCGTGAATTAGTACAAGAAAAAACCTACGGAGATTTGTCGGCACAAATAATTTTAGGAGCAGCAGATGCATCAACTGTTCTGACTTCATATCAAACCCGATTCATTAGTGAGTCGCAGTTTGACAAGCTAAATAACCAGTTGCAAAGAACAGGCGCTGGCGTTGATAACTGGGACACTATTTTCCAAATTCAAAGCTTGATGGCTACCGATCCGTATGGAGCGCAACAGGAAATCATCAACAATCGCCGAATAAATCTTACTGACGCCACAGCTTTACGTCTTTTAAATGCGGTTCAAAATTCTGGCCCATTATCAACAGAGCAAAGCAAATCAGCTAGAAAGTTCTTGTCTGAAAACATGGGGCAGGTAAACCAATTCACGGGTAAGTTCACTGGCAAGGGCACAAAAGAATTAGCAAGTAGGGCGATGCTGCAATTCGATGCTCGGGTTTTGGCCGGAGAAGATCCGTACGAAGTTGCTACAGATTTGTTTGATCTTTCAGATATTGAGGGATATGGAAGTGCAGCAGACGTTACTTTAGCTATTGAGCAACAAAACACAGATATGGAAGCAGCCATCCAAAAAATTATCGATGCCAAGCGAGGTCGCACTGTAGAGGAAGCGAAAACTATTTACTTTGAAACCCCATTAGGCAAGCTAGCTAAAGATACTTTACTTAAATTACAAGGCCCACCAGACGATAAAGGGCAAGGTGGTTATTTGGGCAGACTGCGCGCATTTGAAAAGTTAACGGCAGAAAAGCAAAGTAAAGCACGATTTGAGCGATTGACTGAGGAGAACAATAATGGCTAGACCAGGCACTGAGCTAATCGAAGCCATTGTAAAGCGTGTTTCAGAAACGCCTGAAGGTCTAAGAGAGGCTGGCTATCTAGGGCAAAACACTGAGGCTAACCCGCGAAACATTAAGTCTGCGACTACTCGTTATCGTAAAGCACTGGAGAAAGACGAAGCGTTTGCTGAAAGTGAGCGTATGCGCACAGAAGGTCAGCTCAAAGTTAAAGACGCTGATGTTGCTGGTAGACCCATAGTTAGACCAGAAGACTTGGAAGACTCGGTCATCATGGCTCATAAAGGCGACACAACCAAAACGCGATCAACACTAGAAGAGTTTGAAGGCGTCAAACTTGATGAGCCCGTAACAACTTTTGGCGGCCCCAAGTTTGGTGCGCAAGCTGACAACCTTGCAAACCGTATGTATTGGGCATCAATGCAAGATGCTGCGACACCTTTCCAAAACAAAGCGGAGGCACTGCAAGCGGCAAAGGATATGCCGGTCAATGCTGTATATGTAGCGATGGGGAAGGAAGGCAACTACTTCAACCAGGCGTTTGCCGATGCATTGTTGCAACGCACTATGAGCAACAAAAAGATTTCACAATCAGCACTAGATAAGTTTGATGCAGACATGCGCGCGTCGCGTGAAGATTGGGTTGGCATTCGTAGTCCAGACGCCAGGTCGCAGCTCTTAGGTGTTGGCAAGTATCCAATGAAAGGTGCTGGTAAACTGCGATCTTCATTTGTTAAAAAGATTAACAAAGCGGAATATAGAGAAGCAGGATTTGCATCGAATGATCGATTGCTTCGTGCGTTTACGGAGCCTGATTTATTGGGCGCTCAACTTGGTGATGCAGGTTACTCTATCGGCGAGGTTGGTTACGACTACGGGCTGACTCGCATTGACTCGCATCCATCCTATAACACCGGAATCGGTGGCACTTACAAAGGTGGCTTCGAGCGCTCAATACCGGCAGAAATATTATTCCCTGAAGCGTGGCGAAAGCTTGGCACTGAATTAACAAAGCCAAGTAAGAAAGCACTTGCGAAAGGAGCAAAGCCTCGCCCCCTAAACAATGCAGAGAAAGTAGACGCCATTTCCAAACGTAAAGACTTATTTCAGATTGCCGACGCGCAATGGGTAGACCGCGTATCGACTTGGCTGCGAAACAATCCTGGCATGGATAATAGCGATGCAATCAAGGCGATTGGTTTGCCAACGGCTGCACTTTTCTTGCTTGATCCAGGTGAAGCACAGGCTGCCGCTGTAGATGCCGTCTACGCGGGCACAGAACGCGATCTAACGGATGAAGAGGCTCAGGCCATAACTACCTACGTCCGCTTGCAACAGGCCGTACAGGCTACTGGAGGCATGCCTACAGGCATGGTAATGGATGCGCAAAACATTCAGCTTGATTTGCAAGATATCGATCCAACGCCCGTGTTTTATGATGACGATGTTGATGGCAAGTATTTAGAAGAACGCGATCGCGCTGAAGCTGAGAGCATTGACTTTTACACGCAGGGAATGACCTTTAAAACAGAGACTCCCGACACTGCGGCAAGGATTTCTCAGGAGGGTGACCGCCCTCAATTTAGTCCTTACTACGATATCCCACAGGCATTTCAAGATATAGCGGTTCCAGCAGTAAGTGCTGCCGGTGCTGCAGCTGGCGACGTGCTTCGTGGCGTATTTGTGGAAGGTCCGCGCGCAGTTGCTGGCGGATTTCTAGACGCTACGGCAGAAGCAGCCAAGGCAATGGAATCTGTTATACCGCTGGGAACTATTAGCGGCCAAGACCCTGAATATTTACAGCTTGAGACGCGCCCAGAAACTGTAACCGGTGAGTTTGTGCGCAACATGTCGCAGTTCCTAACTGGGTTTTTGCCAGCTACTCGCGCATTTAAAGCCGCTGGAATGGGCAATATTAGCGCTGGCATGGCTGGCGGTGCAGCTGCTGACTTCTTTGTGTTTGATCCGCAAGAAGATCGCTTCTCAAACATTATACAAGGGACGCCATTGGCGACTCCCTTTTCTGAATATCTAGCTGCGGGGGAAGATGACAGCGCTCTTGAGGGACGATTTAAAAATGCCGTAGAAGGTTTGTTTCTCGGGGGTGCTGTTGAGCTAATCATGGGCTTTGCTCGTGGCATGAAGAAAGCAAAACAAGTTCGCGAAGTTGCACAAGCAGAAGGCAAAACCCCTGAAGAGTTTATCGATGACGCCATGAAAAATCTCAAGGGCGGTCCTGATGCACCTCGGGTAGTAGAGCCAGCAGAGATGGCTGAAGGTCAGGAGTTCCTGCCATTTAGTGAGGCGTTAGATGCGGCTCAAGCTGAGATCGTAGTGCCCGATGCGAAGCCAGGGGCAACAAAAGCGGAACCTGGCGCAGCGCGTAACATAAATCTAGGCAACTTAAATACAACTGAAGATGTCAAAACGTTAATTGATGAGGTTGCTATTGCAGATGCAACGCCGATTAACGAGGCACGTCGGCAACAGATTTCTAACGAAGAGCTTGAAGCACTTGCCGGTGACGTTGGCATGACTGTTGAAAAGTTGTTGGCGCGTCGTGCAGGAGATTTACCAAGGGCAGAAGAGATACTAGCGTCTCGTAAGATCCTAACCGCATCTGGCGAAAACCTTATTAACATGGCGCAAGCTGCAAAAAATGGTAGCGAGATGGATCTCATACTATTTAGACGAGCCATGACTCAACACCGAGCAATACAGGCCCAAGTCTCGGGAATGGCTGCGGAAGCTGGCCGTGCATTGCAGCAGTTCAACATTGCAGCCAAGTCTGCCAAGGAACAAGAGCGACTGATTAAAGAGGCACTTGAAACTACGGGCGGTGAAGGCCTGTCTCGCAACATGGCGGCAATGATTGCAGAGCTGAAAGACGTGAACCAGGTCGGCAAAGTTGTCAAAGAGGCAAACAAAGCTACGACCTTTGATAAGTTATATGAGGTATGGATTAACGGACTTTTATCTGGCCCGACTACGCATAGTGTGAACGTCATTTCTAACGTAATGACTGCCGCGTTAACTGTAAGCGAGCGTAAAGTTGCATCTGTTTTAGGAAATTCTGTTGCCCCAGATGAAGCAACAGCGCAACTAAAAGGCATGATAGAAGGCGCAAAAGATGGCATGCGTTTGGCTTGGCAGGCATTAAAAACCGGCGAGCCTTCTGATCAATTAAATAAGTTAGAAGCTGGCGAACAACATCGAGCAATATCAGCAGAAAACTTAAATGCGTCTGGTAACGCTGGAAGGTTTGCGGATTACTTAGGAAATGTTATTCGTATACCTGGCAACTTGCTTACAGCATCTGATGAATTCTTTAAGTCAGTTGGCTATCGTATGGAGCTACAAGCCCAAGCATATCGCACAGCATTTAACGAAGGTCTAACTGATGAGCGCGCCGCGGCTCGAGTTTATGAAGTGCTGGAGAACCCACCAGAAAATATAAAGCGCGCCGCAATTGATGCTATGAGGTATCAAACATTTACAAACTCTTTGCAAGAAACAAAGATTGGCACCCTCGGGGCAGCAGGGCAGATGGCCGAAAGGCTTCGTCGCAGCGATGCGCCACTTTTAAGAGTATTTGGCAAAGTCATTATTCCATTTGTTAGAACGCCCACAAACATTGCGTCATTTACTTTAGAGCGCACTCCAATGGCGCTAGCATCAAGAGCGGTTCGTGCTGATATTGCTGCTGGCGGAGCTAGGCGCGACTTGGCATTGGCAAAGCTTACTACTGGTTCATTCATTATGGGAGCTGCGGCTGATCTAACATTGGGCGGTCAGATTACTGGCGGCGGTCCTACTGATTATCGGATGCAGGCTATTCTCAGAGAGAAGGGATGGCAGCCTTATTCCATTCTTATTAACGGAAAATATTATGCTTACAACAGGCTTGACCCAGTTGGCTCAATAATTGGTTTGGCAGCCGACATGACTGAGATTATTGGGCAGCTTGATGAGCCTGATGCTTTTGAGATTGGCGTTGCTGGAACTATCGCGGCCGCTTCAAATCTATCTAGTAAAACTTATCTTAGCGGACTAACAGAATTTTTTGATGTCTTGTCGGGCACTCTGAGCGGTCGAGACAAAGACAATATTCGAGCTATGAATTACCTATCTCGGATGGGCACATCGCTGGTGCCATTTACGTCTGCATTTAGAACATTCGAGCGCATTCAAGACCCTACAGTGCGATCAGCGTTTAGTTTTGTTGATGGCATTAAAGCGCGACTCCCTGGTTACAGTGATGAGTTGCCACCGCGCAGGAATGTATTTGGTGAGCCAGTAGTTTTGTCCGGCGGGTTTGGCCTAGATAACATGGCCGGTATTTATACTTCTGAACTAAAAGAAGATGCAGTAGTTGATGAAATTGTTGCACAGCAGGTTGGCATTCCAATGCCTCGCAAAAGCATCGACGGCGTTGAATTAGATGTATATCAGTACGATCGTTATATACAATTGATGAGCGGAAAAGATGGCATTGTGCCGCCCATCAAAGATCAATTAAGAGATATTTTTAATAGCACTGGTTATCAAATGCTCGATACGGAAAGCAAGCAACAGTGGATAAGAGCAACATTTAGCGATTCAGCTGCGGCTGCCAGGGCTCAATTGATTGAAGAGGACGTTGAGTTGAAAAACGCTATCGAAATGCAGGCGTACGAAGAAGCCGCGAAAAGGATGGGTTACTAATGACAGTAGCAGACAACACGAGCCGTAACCAATATAGCGCGACTGCTGGTCAGACGATCTTCTCCTATACGTTTGAGATAGTAGACAAAGACGATCTCGTTGTACTGCAAAACGGAATTGCCCTCTCAGAGGGCACAGATTACTCTGTAGCGGGCGTTGGCGATGAGAGCGGCGGGACTATCACTTTAACCGCAGGCGCTACCCTGAACGATATTATGACCCTTTACAGGGACATGCCGTATGAGCGCAACCAAAACTACACCAACTCAGGTGACTTTCTAGCATCCGATGTTAACTCTGACTTTGATAACCTTTGGCTGGCAGGTGAGCAGACCAATCGGTCGTTTGACCAGTCTGTTCGTAGGCCGATTACAGACTCCACAACGATCTCAATGGAGCTGCCTGACGCTGCTACGAGAGCAAACAAGTACCTATCATTCAGCCCTACCGGCGCAGTAACAGCAACAACGACTGTACCTCCCGGCATTACAGACTCAGCCCTGGTTACCTATACGCCCGGCGGCACTGGCGCAGTAGACACGACCGTAGAGGATAAGCTCCGCGAGACTATTAGCGCAGATGACTTCGGTACGGTTGGCGATGGGGATGCGGACGACACTGTAAAGCTACGGAACGCCGTCAACTACGTTACGACTACAGGCGCATGGCTAGACGGCGGAAACAAGACTTACAAGATTACTGGCACAATTAATGCGACAGGTGAGTTTCTACGTTTAAGAAACTTTAAGTTTGTCATACAAACAACCTACTCAAGCACAGGGCGTTTTGAGTGTAAGCGAACAACTAACACAAACAAAATGACTGTGGCATTCGAGAATGTTTTTGTTGATGGTGGCAGAGGAACATACAAAACAGGCAGTGAGCCGTGGACAGACATAGACTACCCATTGTTTGGCTATGACAGTATTGCGCCAACACTTGGCGCGTTTTTAAAAGTCGAATCGTATAACTCAGACACAACCGTGCATGTGACTAACTGCCTTTTTGAAAACTATCATGGCATTGCTGGCGTTCGCGTCAATAGCTTTGGGACAACAGTCATTGAGGGCTGTGTCTTTAGGAATATGTCTTTCCAAAGCTTTATCACTTATCAAGCATACTTTGATGAGAATGATGTTATTACATATCAAGAGGGAACCACCCTTGTATCAGACGTATACGCAGAAGACATTGGCTTGTTGCCGGATACGTTCCTTGTAGATGGTGTGACTAAGAATTTCTCTAACACTGACTACGCTCCGCATACCTCATACAACTTTGCAGCCATCGGCGCTAACTACAGCATTAACAACGCTTCCGTAAAAAACTATGCGTCAACCGGGGTGCTTGGCGATCGCAATCAGAAATTCATTGCAAGCAACATTAACATTATTAACGATTCTGATAGATCGTTTTCCAACAACCCTTCAGGCGCGTTCTGGATAGAGGCTTGCGAACAATCTAACGTAAACAATTTGACTGTAGACATTATTGCTAGGGCAGCCAGAGACACACTTGAAGACACACCTGAAGATCCTAGAGGTCTCGATAACTGTCTTGTTCAAATTTACCTCAGAGACGGTAACAAAGCCTTTTTCAACAATGTGTTCCTAAAGTCAGACGCTTCCACTGCTTATGTAAATAAGTTTATACGAGGCTCTTGTAAGCACGACACGCTATGTTCTATTACAAACTTTCATGTAGAAGGTACTTGTCGAAACCTTGCAGACGCAATTAGCTTTTTGTTAATACCCGGCTCTCAAATACAACAAGACGTGCGTTTAGCTCATGGTTTCTTAGCTAGTGGTGGCATTAAGGTTGACAATCCGCATAACTTAACAATTGATGATGTGTACTTAACTGGTGATGTTCTTCCTTTTAGAGCAGCCAACGCACAAGGTGAAATTAGAACCGCAGAAAATATACGTGCTACCAATACTTATAAGATAGTTACCACAGGCACTACAGACTTTACAGCTATTGGTGCGGCCGATAGTAATGTTGGAACAGTCTTTATCGCAACTGGCGCAGGTACAGGAACAGGTACTGCTAGATTGTTTATTCCCGATGAAACACACAACGTTAATATTGTTAACTCATACATTGGTGGAAACATAACAAACACTACTACGCTTACAGAAAGCTTCAATGTAGTGGGCAACAAGTACATAGACTACGTAACCTCTTTGTCTCAAGGAGCTACAGCTAAGATTGTAGTTAGTGACAATGCACATATCGGCGGGGTAGTTGCTTTTGCTAATGCTAATGTAACAGGACCATCTTCTGTCAAAATACAAGGCAACGCCTTAATTGAAGGCGTCACTAGGGTAGACGGTACTAACAACGTAATCATTAATGGTAATAACACCGAACGCCGTATTGCTGTCGAAGACGTACAGCACTTTCAAATTGTCGGTAACACAGCAAAAACCGACACTGGGGAGCCGTGCATTTGGGTAAACCCAGATACAACAAGCAATATTCTTTCTGGCGTTATTACTGGTAACAGTTGCTTGATAAAGACAGGCACAAGCGGCGGCACTTACGTAACATTGGCTAGTGGCGTTACAAACGTAATGGAAGGCTTAAACAGCAAGCTAACAGTCAATTGGTCATAAGGTAACGATATGGATTTTATTGATCACAGAAGTACGGCGCAGTTTACATTTCTGACCTCAGCTACAAATGAGAAGATCCGCATCAATGCGGATGGAGATTTGCTGGTTGGAATCTCTACGCCATTTGATACTTCCGGGATTACGCTCGACGCTACTGGTGCGTTAGGTGTTGATGGCCACATTACAGTGGCTACTGGCGCAACTTATGATATCGGTACGGCCACCAACAAGTTCCGCGATCTTTATCTTTCTGGCGACATCAATGTTGCTGGCGTGTCTACCTCTGGCGACTTAACGGTTGGCGGCTCTCTAAGCGTTACAACGGACGCTACTGTTACCGGCGATCTCACGGTTAGCACCGATGCGACTGTGGCTGGCGATCTCACGGTTAGCACCAACGCAACTATTACTAACGACTTAACAGTAAGCAATGACGCCACGATTTCTGGTGATTTAACCGTTAGCACTAACGCAGTTATTGCAGGCGATCTGACTGTAAACGGCACGACTACCACGATCAACACTGAGACGCTTGATGTTAAAGACAAGAACATTACGCTGAACTATGGCGGCGATACAACGTCAGCCAACGGTGCCGGGATTACAATTGAGGATGCTGTAGGCGCGGGTACTGATGCAACTATCCTATGGGACGGCAGCAACGACACGTTCGACTTCAGCCACGCCATAGACGTTACAGGCACGATCACGGCTGACAACAACCTAACCATCCAAAACTCTAATGCGTATGGTTCTATCGAGGTTGGCGGCGTATCTGGCGGCTTCATTGACATCAAG